AGTAGCAAGTTGTTCAGGTGTTAGCTCATCATCATTTAATCTCTCGAGTGCTGCAAAGAGGTGATCACGTAGATCGTTCATTCCATTTCTAGCCATTTTGTTTGTTTTTTATGTGTTTGTTTAATTTTGCTTTAAGCCTGATTAATTTTTTAAGGTCATCAGGGAACCTGTGTAATGTGTTACGGTTGGCATTCTCAGCCATTGGGATGCACTCAAGGTTAGATAGCTGTAAGTTCATGGTGTTGCCATCAATAAACCTCACTATGTGCTTAGCAGGGATGGGTCCATTAGCCTGCTCCCACATCAATCTATGAGTGAGCACCCATTTGCTATCTGCAAGCTTGCTGTAGTAGTACAATCTACCGCTAGTATCTTTGCGTATGCTCATGGCATTGTCCTCTTTAGTATTGTGAGGCTTATTACCTGGCTTAAACATGGTCTTGGCTGCATTGGTAAGGAGTAAATTAGGACATTTTTTGCCCTCGTTCCATGACTTATTGCCTTTCTCAAATCTTGTGTGCTTACCTGCGTTTAATATCAAAGACCGGTTAATCTCTTTCTTTATCTTTGGGTCTTTCTTAATACCTCTTTTGTACGTTCTGTTGTACACCTGAGATACAGTCAACCCAAGATAGTCTCCAAGTACTTGAGCAGGGATGTATGGGTAGAGTATTTCTAGTATTTTATCCTGTCGCATATCTTGGTAATTACAAAGTGTCCGTAAATATGAGTTCCTGCTGCCCTGAATTGGTTGACTTTCCAATGACACAAGGCTTTGGTAGGGAAGTCATAGCTCTCTGCGAGCCTTGAGTCATAATAGTAGAGTAATCTGTACATGAGTTTTTACATTTTAAGTATTCTAAATATAGGGAGGTATTAAAGGAGCCTCCCTTGTCTCCTGCAAATGACTGCTTGGTCCACCATCTAGCCATTTCTGTGAGGTCTCTATGCATCATACCTCCATTCATCTTCATCAAAGTAATTGTCAAAGTCCTGCATATCTCTCACAAGGTTAGTATCCTGGATGCACCAAATGATCTCTTGTTTAAGCTGATTAAGTTCTACATCTGTGAGGATATAGTCAAGCTCCACCTCTCCTACTACCTGAGTAACCATGAAGTCACTCATTTCTACATCATAATCCTCATCTGTGATGTTAGTGATTTGAAACTCACAGCTCCCATGAACATCTTTGAAATCAAAGTATGCTCTGTAATTTTCGATACTTACTTGCATATCATAAAGATTAAACAGTGATACATTAATGCCATGGTACCCACGATCACAGCTACACTTGCTACTACATCAAATAATTCTTTTTTCATTTGTTTACGTTTAGGATGTCTAAAAAATCTTCAGTGTTATCTAATGCTGTCTGGGTCATTTCCTCAGTAGCTTCTACAAGCAGTTGCTCTAAGAATAAAGCAAGTGTTTCTGCGTTGTTTTGGTTGGTCTTGATAAAGTCAAGGGCTCTTTCAAACTGTTTCATAAATAATTTTTAAGTGTTAATACTTGACAAAGATATAAAAAGTTTCATATCCGCAAATTATTTTGCACATTTTTTTTTAGTTATGCACAAATTTAAGATAAGGAACTCACATTATAAGTGTAGAATTGTGGTGAAAATGACATAAAAACAGGGTAATAACGTGAAACTCACATTATAATGGGTAATAAAAGGGATAAACTACCGCACTTATGGGTGCTATAAGGGGATAATCTCAGTAAAAATAATGGGATAACCTTATGAAATGTTTTTCTTACGGGTGTAAAGATACTCCTGATACTTGGTGAACACCAGGTTATTTACCTTATTGTGCTTTTTGCAGTCTCTACATTGGAGCCAATGGTGCACTGTTCCTGCAGCTGTGACTACTTTCTTATTGTACCGGTGATTAATCCCTCCACATTCAGCACATTCGTATCTATCACCACCATATTGCACAGCATAGTTGTGATTAACTAAGGCATAGCTGTTTAGTTTCTCAAATACTGACTCAAGGACCTGAACATCCATCCTGCAATACTCCACCATCTTATCTAATGCATCCTGATCCTTGCGGAATACTATATCTTTCCACAGGTCAAGGCCTCCAGTTTCCATCTTAGCACCTACCTTTAGGAGCTTGGCAATGTAGTCTAGTTTGTTGCTGTTAAAATTAAAGTACCTTTTAGCCCATTTAAGCGTGTCTATGGTCTTTGGGGATGGCATAACACCAATGCCATGGAATAAAGCCCTTGTACGTATCCATTTGAGGTCAAACCTATCACCGTTATGAGCCACAATCTCATCTGCTTCATGAAGTACTTTGACAAATGCCTCAATCATTTTCTTATCACTCTGTGATTTGCTCCATGTTAGGCTGTGAATTTCCTCTTCACCCTCCCATTTGTAGCATATGCAAATGATAGCCCGTTCATGAATGATATCACCTGGATTAATGGTTAGGTTGTATCCTGTTCTCCAGAATACACCGACATTGAAAGAGGTCTCAATGTCATAAAATAGTCTTTTTCTCATAGCTTAAACAGCAGGGCAATCCTGTCAAGTAGCCCCTTTTGGATTAAAAAACGGAGCAATATACCTAGAATAAACGCAACAATCACAGGCCACCATAGTATTTTGTACTTTACCACCTGTTTAGCCTTGGCTGTTTTCCATTGAGTATCACCTTTAATCTTTAAGGTCTTGACCCGTTCTTTGTACTCAATCCTTGTTTGCCATCTAGTCTTTGGCACATAGACATTATTGAACTTTATTACCGTATCGCGATACGCAATAAACTTTTCCCAAAAGATAGTGTCATTGTGTACTATTGGGAATGAGTCAATGGTAGTGATGCGGATGGTGTCACTATCCTGGACTACTTGCAGGCCGTTCTTGAGTGCTTTCTTATAGTGCCATTGTGCTCTCTTTGGAGCTGAGCAGGATGTCGCAAATATAGTAGATACTAGCGACAAAATAATTATTGAAAGTCTCATCTGCTATAGGTTTTGTAGCATTGCAATCATTCTAGGACATGGGTATATATCTGCCTTGTCTTTGCGTACTGAGTTATGCGTGTAGATCCCTGCAGTACCTTTGAATGCCTCTTTATCAATGGCAAATATTTCAGCTCGATATGCCTTGGGAATGTCATAGGTCTCACACAGGTACTCCACTAATTGTCGAGTGCTTTCAATTTGCTCATCCGTATATTTGTACCAAAATTTATTACCCTTGTATGGTGTATCTAATGTGGTTACCATTGACGGGTCCACCACTCCCTTGACATAGTTGTAGTACTTTCCATCCTTTAGCTTCAATGGACCCCAATTGCATATCTCAATACCTACTGATAGCTTGTTTAGGTTTTGGTACTTGAGTCCATGAGCAGAAAAGTCTTGACTATCTATGCCTAGATGGTAGGCCCAATGCTTAGATGAAAAGCACTGCACAATAGATCCTTTCTCACCCACTACAAATGCGGTAGCAATCCTATCCCCATTACTATTCCACCACCTAGAAACAGCTACGGGGTTACCATTGCCTGCAGTGTGGTGTAGATAGATTTGTTTTTTCTCAGACTCCTCATGGAAGTACTGACTATTAGATAGGCGTTCCTGTAATATCTTGCTCGTGTCTAATTTCATCGACCTCTTTTTTAATATCCTTAGCTCTAGCAAACAAGTTCTTCATTGCCTGCCATAGGTCCAATCCTTTCACTGCTTTGTAGTTTTCGTTTATGCTCATGACCTCAATTGATACCAGGATAAGAGATAGCACTTTGGTAAGCATGAGCTCCACTGAAAAAAACTGCAGAATAATTTTATTTAGTATGAATTGGTCTATCATGTAGAACATTATCACGGTTACCTCATACAATAACATCTTACTAATGATAGCAGATAGCCCTCTGCTTGTGATTGGCACCTTGTGTTTGATGCTCTTCCATACTCCTGTTATCGTATCCAATAGAATGACAAACCCAACAAGGAACAATAGCCCTGAGATTGGCATTAGGAATGTACTGATAACAGCTAACAACTTAAACCAATTGGCTTTCATTGTAGCGAGTAGTATGGTGAGCTGTGAGTTCATTACAAGATTAGGATGCTGTTGTTATATCCGTTCTCAAGGAAGTTGCCACACATCCCTGTGCAGGTAGTTTGATATTGATTAATGCATGAGCAGTGGTTAAACATAGGCCGTAGGTCAGTGTCCATGTTAGTGGTACTGATAAATATAGGGAACAGGTTTTTGTTAGCTAGGAGCCATCTGATAAGACGTTGCTCAAAGAAACTAGCTTTCTGTGCATAGTGCTCCATACCAAATGCCACCTCTGAACGGGATACGCTTGCAGAATAATCTCCGTTTTGAGTTTGAAGCCCTTTGTTTTTTAGCTGATAGGTCAACCCAAAGACTGCATCTTCTGCAGACCTCCATGCAATGACCGGTTGAATGAACTCTACTAGATCTATTTCATCCGGTGTAAGAGTTTGATTGTTGTAAGCAGTCAACATGTGATTGTAGAACGTAGTGCCCAGGATAGGCTGTATCCGTAGTGCTGATTGTGTAGCAATGTATGGGGTTACATCAGTCACATCCACATTGGCTGTAATGGGTGTGTTTGTTTTTAGGTAGGTTTCAGTGATAAAATATAACATTACTGAGCAGGGTTAGTAGGTTCATCAATTGGAGGTAGTGAGGCTAGAGCCCGTATCTCATTGGTAGTCATTTTCTCAAGTACTTTACCGAGTAGTGCATCACTCAAGTTGTTTAATGCATCCTTAACTTTTGCTGTCTCTTCATCTACCTCAACAATAGCATCACCAATAATTTGAAAGTTATTGATAGTGAACTCAGCAGGGATGCGAGCAATGGTCAGTATCTCTTGAAAGATAGTCACTACCTGTTGACGTAGCTCCATCACTACATTCTTTTCAAATATCACATAGGCCTGCTTGATATCGGACCCATTACCCAAGCTACCTGTGGTACGGATACCCATTAGGATAGGGTCAATGGTGTGGCTGAAACAAATCTGCTCCGTATTCAGTGCAGATGCCTCATGGAATAGCTTATCATTTGCATTAGTAGGTAGGCTTTCAATCTTAGGTAGTTGGTCCGCACTGTTAGCAAAAAATGCCACAGCTTTACCTGCATTGGCTGCACCCTTGAGGCGGTCAATGGTTTCCTTGATCATGTGTTTTTCCTCTTCCGACTGTGGTCGTTTAGGGAACATCATGGCAAAGGATGGGAACACACTATTTTGAATGTTACTTTTTGCGAAGTAAGATAGCTCACCACTCAAAAAAGCAAAGTTTAATGCACTCGTATAGGTAGGTAGTGGATAGTAGTCCTGCCCAACTGACTTAACCTCGTAGCAATATAGCTGAATTTCATCTGTACAGGTGATGTGATAAGGCTTAATAACCTCCGTATCTATCCTGGTGCTCCAAT